GTACAAGCACTACAAGCAACTGTTAACAGTAACCAAGATATCCGTGACGAAGAAAGTCGTCAGTTTAACTTAATTGCAGCTCCAGGTTACCCAGAGCTAATTGGTGAAATGATCACACTAAACTATGACAGACGCTTAACTGGGTTTGTTGTTGGTGATACACCATTACGTTTAACACCAGATGCAACTTCATTAAATGAATGGGCAACTAACATTAAACTAGCACTAGAAGATAACGACAACGGTGCAGTTAGCTACGACGAGTACATGGCTATGTATTATGGCGCAGGCTTTACAAGTGATAACGCAGGAAATAACATTGTTGTTCCGGCTTCACACATGGCACTACGTACTATTATACTAAACGACCAAGTTGCTTTCCCCTGGTTTGCTCCAGCAGGAACACGTCGCGGTGGTGTAAGTAATGCTACAAGTTCAGGTTACATTAATGCAGAAGGCGAATTTAAGTCAGTAGCATTAAACACTGGACAGCGTGATACACTTTATTCAAATGCAATTAATCCGATCACATTCATTAGTGGTGCAGGACTTGTAGTATTTGGACAAAAGACCCGTGCAAGAAACGCAAGTGCATTGGATCGTGTTAACGTAGCACGTTTAACTGTATACTTACGTGGACAGTTAGAGTTGTTGGCTAAGCCATACTTGTTTGAGCCAAATGATAAGATCACAAGAGATCAAATCAAAGCAGCAGCAGATGCATTATTACTAGAACTAGTAGCACTACGTGCATTGTATGACTTTATTGCAGTATGTGATGAATCCAATAACACACCGGCAAGAATCGATCGTAATGAACTATACTTAGACATTGCTATTGAGCCAGTAAAAGCTATTGAGTTTATCTACATTCCATTAAGAATTAAGAACACAGGCGAAATTGCAGCACTAGGTTAATATGCGCATATAATGAGTGGGGAAAGTTCCTCACTCATTTAAGCATAAATACTGTATAGGAGAATATAAATGCCAATTACAACATTACAAAATATCAGTGTACCTACAGAAGGTGCTGGAAGTAACTCATCATTATTGATGCCTAAACTACAGTATCGCTTTAGAGTATTACTAGACGGCTTTGGTACAACTGGAGGTCCAGATGGTACTAGAGAAGTTTCAAGACAAGTAGTAGACGTAACTCGTCCAAACGTTAGTTTTGAACAAATGACAATTGAAGCTTACAACAGCAGAACATATCTTGCAGGTAAGCACACATGGGAACCAATTACGCTAACACTACGCGAAGATGCAAACAACAACGTACAAAAAGTTGTTGGACAGCAACTTCAAAAGCAGTTCGATTTCTTCGAGCAGTCGAGCGCAGTATCAAGTGGTACTTACAAATTCCAAACTAGAATCGAAATTCTAGATGGTGGCAACGGCGCTAATGGAGCAAACGTAATTGACCGCTTCCAATTAGTTGGTTGTTATTTAGAATCAGCAAACTACAATTCACTAGCATATGCAACTAACGAAGCAGTAACAACTACACTAAGTATTCGTTATGACAACGCTATCCAGTTTGGATCAGACGAGTCGTTCGAAGGCATCGGCGAAGCAGTTACAAGAGCAGCAGCGGCAGCAATTGGCGGCACGACTGTTACTGGCTAATACTATTAGTTGAAGTTGGTATTTTCTATAGAGAGCGGAGATTGTTAATTCAATCTTCGCTTTTCTTTATATACAAGGTTAATACATAAGGATAAATATTAGTATGAGCCTAAAAGATGCATTCCTATTTAATCTTCAATCAGAAACACATTTGCGTGACGCCCGTCATGCGAATCAAATTTATACTGCACATAATTTTGCTTTTGCTCCTAAAACAAAGTACATGTATCATGTGAGGTTTGATCCTCACCAAGACGTCGGAAGCAACACAAATACATCTAAATTCCAAAAAGAAATCGGCATACTTGTCAAGTCAGCAGACTTGCCTAGCTTTAGAGCAAGTGTAGAAAACAAACAACAATATAATCGCAAAAAAAATGTACAAACTAGAGTTGATTATCAAGACTGTAGAATCGCATTCCACGACGATAATACTGGAGTTACTAGAGCATTATTAGAAGATTATTATAGATATTACTTTATGGACGCTAACAAAGTTACAGGCGGGCTTGAAACTGCATACCAGCCGCGCGACAAATATTTTGGCGATGTACCAAATTACGGACTTAACAATGGAAAACCAAATCCATTTTTTAAAAGTATTACTATATACCAACTAGCACGTAGAGAATGGGTTGCATACACTTTAGTTAATCCATTACTTACAGCATGGGATCACGGTAGTGTTGAAAGCGGCGGCACAGACTTTAATGAAAATACAATTACAGTTGCATACGAAGCTGTACAATATACTAACGGTTCGGTTGCAGGAGATACGCCAGCAGGGTTTGCAGATGCATCGATAGGATATGATGTAACTCCTAGTCCGCTCGGCTACTTAGATAATGCAATGATCTCAGGTAACGATGGAGGCAAAGGGCTGCTTCCTACATTACTAGGCTTAGGTACTTCAGCATTGTTAAATAAAGCATTTGGAAATAGTAATAGTCCTAGCAAAAATATTTTAAAACAAGTTGCAACTGGAGTAATAGGAGGAGTAGTATCTAATGTATTGTCACAAAACAAATTACCTGTTCCTGATCCTCAAAATCAACAGCAATCGTCGACATCTTCGTCTACTAATTCTGCATCGCTTTCTAGCAATCAAATTAATACATTGTTATTATCGCCGGCTATTGCAAATCAGATTACTCCATCATTAATTAATAGCGGAGCTTTGCCTAATGTAGATATTAATATTTACAATAATTCAACAGCTTCACAAAAAGCAGCATACAATGCACAAATAGCAAGTAAAATTGCAAACGGCGACCAAAATTTAACACAAATTGCATCAAATGCACTTACAGATTTAGGATATTAAATCATGGAAAATAAAAATATTACTACAGAATTTTTTAATAATTTTTATAACTTGGAAGTTAGTTACAATCCAAGTGAAGTAGATGCAGTAATCGGATATTTTCTAAAAAGAGGATTCGGAGAAGTTAGTGCAATCAATACTGCTAGTGTGTTATTACAGCAAGCAAAAATTGATGAATTAAATGTACAACAGTTATTAGATACGCTTAAAGGTGTTACAGATGTACAGCTAAGTCTTATCGTCGCACAAATACTTAACTTCAATAGAGAAAAGACTAGTGTACTAGGCTTTAGAGAACAAGATGCACAGTCTCAGTTATTTGATCAAAGAAACGTTGTAATATGATATGTCTAGATTTGCGCAGGGTAAATTTAATCTAAAAAATCCGCAAAAGTACATAGGTAATAAAGTTCCTACATACCGCTCAGGATGGGAATTTACTTTTATGAAGTTCTGCGACGAGCATCCTGCAATTGAAAACTGGGCAAGTGAAGCAGTACGTATACCCTACCGCAATCCATTAACTGGCAAACAAACTGTATATGTTCCTGACTTCTTTATTTCCTATGCAGACAAAAGTACTAAAAAGCGTGTAGAACTAATTGAAGTTAAACCTGCTAATCAAGCAATGCGAGAACGCCTTGGTAATAGCAAACACAATCAAGCACATTATGTAGTTAATCAAGCCAAGTGGGAAGCTGCAAGAGCATGGTGTAAACAAAAAGGAATTATATTCCGTATAGTAACCGAAGACGATATATTTCATACTGGACGCAAAAGATAAATGGCAGTAATTATTAAAGATTATAATAGTGTCTTTATACATATACCTAAAACCGGCGGCAGCAGCATACAGCAATGGTTACTAGATAATACAGATAGCTGTGTAACAAAAGGCACAAAGCACCACACACTAACTGCTATTGAATCCAAATACGGAAAATTTGACTTTAGTTTTGCAGTAGTAAGAAATCCTTGGGATTGGTGTGTTAGTTGGTACTTCTTTAGTCGAGATAGAGCGTTACGTAGAATTAAACATCCTAAAAATAAGGGCAAGTTTAGTTTAGAATATAACCAGCAGGTATTAAATGATTTTGAAAGAGGGTTTGAATACTTTATAGAAACTACAATGTTAAAGGATCAATACCATAGGACAGTGGGCATAGATTATATTATAAAGTTAGAAAATATTAATGAAGAAATAAAAGTAATAGCTAAAAAATTTAATATTAACAAAGACTTACCAGTTATAAACGCATCTAGTAGAAATAAAAATTACCAAGAGTATTATAATGATAACACTAGGAAAATAGTACAAACTAAATTTGAAAAAGATATTAATACATTTGGATATAATTTTAGCTAAATAATAGTAGCATATAATGGAAAGTTTAAATGACTAAAAAATTAGAAGACCTGCTAAATTTACCTGATTCAAAAGAAATTATAAAACAAGCAGAAGTTCAAGAAGCAGAACAAACAAAACATGAAATGGCAAATGTAGTTGAAACATTCCGTGACATTGAAGAGTTTGATAAAATTGCTAGTGCATTACCTGCCATAAAAGGCTTAGGCAAAATGGCAGACGACGAGCTTAATGAAATTGCTGATAAAGCAATGCAAGCATACGATGATCTAATGGATTTAGGTATGAATGTAGAAAGTCGTTACAGCGGCAGAGTATTTGAAACTGCTGGCGGCTTGCTTAAAACTAGTTTAGATGCTAAAGTAGCTAAACTTAATAATAAATTAAAAGTAGTTGAACTACAACTTAAAAAGCAAAAACAGGACAACGACGGCAAAGGACCTGGCGATGGCGACATTGTTAATGGAGCAGGCTATGTTGTTACTGATAGAAATAGCCTTTTAGAAAAGCTCAAAGGTATGGATAAAGATAAATAATACATATAGAACGGGGATCATTGCGCGATGAGATCATTTACAACAGTACTAACAGAGTCTAAAAAGACTTACGAATTTAAAATTGGTGTTGCAGGGCCTTTACCAGAAGGATTTGAAGACACACTAGAAACAATACTTAAAAAGTATGGTGCTAGCAACCTAACTTCAGGTAAGAAAACACCAATACAAGAACGACCACTAGACTTTCCACAACTACAGAATATGGAAGTTACCTATTTTGAACTAGGTATTGAATATCCAACTACGCCACAAGTATTACAAGCGTACATTGGCAACTGTTGTAATATTGATCAAGCATATGTGATTGTGCGTAATTTAGGCGATCCTAGAGAAGAATATCAAGAAACCAAAGACGATGCACCATACGAAGCTATGTTAACTAAAGAAGACATGGGTGGAGAAAGTGCGCAAGACAATGTTTCTGGAAACAGAATAATGAGTCTTTTAAAAGAACTAGAAACTGTGCGTAAAGAAAATGAACACAGTGGTGCTGAAGGCGCTCCAGTTGGAGAGTCAACAGACATTGGTGACACAGAAAATACAAAAGCAGTTGTAGGAGGCTGAAATTATGGATATGAAGAAATTAATTGAATCAATGGATCACATCGAAGAATGTGGAATGACAGAGATGCCTGCTGCAATGCCAGCACCAGAAATGGACAAAGGCAATCCGGTAACAGTAAATGTTAGTATGAACGCAAGTGGTAAAGAACACGTTGCAGATCTACTAGACATGATGAAAAATGCAGGACTGGGTGGTGCAGAACCAGTAGGGGCTAAAATGCTTTCGCCGCGTATGGATATGGAACGCTTGTCGAGCATTATGGGTGAGCCAAAAGACGAACCAGAAATGGAAGAGATTGAGGAAGCCGCTGATCCTAAACTTGCGTCAATGATTGCTAAGTTTGTAGATGATGTGGAGGCAGAGTTAAGATACTTTGGCCAGCCCGACGCTGCCAAAGTAGGCATGCTAATAAAGCAAGGTAATGTAGAAGATGCTGCTGGAGAAATGGCAGATGCTATGACCGATCAAGACGGCGGCAGTGATAAGTTTGATATGGTAATGCAAACAGCGCAAGAATACATTGAAGATTATATGAGCGAAGATGAATCATATGCTGCTGAAATGGATGACGAAGAAGATGAGTTAGCAGCTGATATTGAAGATCCAATGGATGATGAAGAAGCAGAAACTGAAGATATGTCCAGTGAAGGCACTTACACTGTTAAAGTTAAAGGCAAAGACATGGACAGTCAGATGGAACTTGCTAGACTTGCAGGATTGCCTACTAATGAAGTAGACGACGAAGTTGAAGAAGCAGGCGGCGATTATGAAAACGAGCCAGACGAAGAGTATAGCGATTTAAGTGCTGTTATCCCAGACGGCGATGACTTACACAAGCAAAAGAAATCACACCCAGCAACAGCAGGTGGCGACAATCCAATGTCAGTTGAAAGTATTAAAGCTACACTAATGGCAGCTTTGCAAGAAAAGAAACTATCTGAAGGTGAATTGCCAGCAGCACTAAAAGCATACCAAGCTAAAAAAGGCAAAGGTAAAGCACCTGCTAAAGGTAAATCTAAATCAGGCAAGATGCCAATGGGTGCAGGTCCAGACGGTAAAAAAGGCACCAAAGACGACAAGCCAGCATTTTTAACAAAAGAAGGTGTTGCAACAAAAGATTGTCCAGAGTGCGGCGCCGCAGGCAAAAAGAAATTAATGGCATGTTCGACATGCGGCTGTAAGTAAATATTATTGCAAGCAAATCAATAGGCTCTTCGGAGTCTATTTTTTTGAGTAAATAACAGTATGGCAGCATCATTAGACGGCGTCTTAATTAAGAAAGCCAATAGACAAGAAACTTTTAGCGAAGAACAAATTGCAGACTTAATGGCTTGCATGGATCCTGACACAGGATACTTGTACTTTGCTAAAAAGTTTGCATATATTCAGCATCCTGTAAAGGGTAAACTGTTGTACGATCCTTACGAATATCAGCTAGGTTTAATGCACAGTTATCACAACTTCCGTTTTAACATTAACATGATGCCTAGACAAACAGGCAAGACCACATGTGCTAGTATCTATCTAGCATGGTATGCAATGTTTATACCGGATCAAACTATTCTAGTTGCTGCACACAAATACACAGGTGCACAAGAGATTATGTCACGCATACGTTTTGTGTATGAAAGTTGCCCTGATCATATACGTGCAGGTGTTACAAGTTATAACAAACAATCAATTGAATTTGAAAATGGTTCACGTATTGTAGCACAAACAACAACAGGCAACACAGGACGTGGTATGAGTATCTCGTTACTATACTGTGACGAGTTTGCATTTGTGCAACCTAACATTGCTGAAGAGTTTTGGACTTCGATATCTCCTACACTAGCAACAGGTGGTAGAGCTATTATTACAAGTACGCCAAACTCGGATGAAGATACCTTTGCAACCATTTGGAAACAAGCAGAAAATAAGTTTGATGAGCACGGTAATGAGCAAGAACTAGGGTCAAACGGTTTCCACAGCTTTATATCACATTGGAGCGAACACCCCGATCGCGACGAAGCGTGGAAAGTTGAAGAAGTTGGACGTATTGGCGAAGAGAAGTTTAGACGTGAGTACGGTTGTGAATTCCTTGTATTTGACGAAACACTAATTAATAGTTTAAAACTTGCTGCAATGGAAGGTGTATCACCAATACTTAATATGGGCCAAACACGCTGGTATAAGAAGCCTACAGCGCAATATACGTATGCAGTAGCACTTGACCCTAGTATGGGCACAGGAGGCGACAATGCAGCTATACAAGTGTTTGAACTGCCTAGTTACGAACAAGTAGCAGAATGGCAACATAACACAACAGCTATACCAGGACAAATACGAGTACTTTCTGACATATGCAAATACCTACAACAAGAAACTAATAACACCAACGGTATATACTGGAGTGTAGAAAACAATGGCATTGGTGAAGCATGTTTACTTGTTATTAATGACTTTGGTGAAGAAAACATTCCAGGACTATTTGTAAGTGAACCAATGCGTAAAGGACATGTTAGAAAGTTCCGCAAAGGATTTAACACCACACATGGCACTAAGATTACAGCATGTAGTAGACTTAAAACTATGGTTGAGAATGATAAGATGAAGGTTAGTAGCAAGACTCTTATTAGTGAGCTTAAAGCGTTTGTTGCAACAGGTAGTAGCTACCAAGCAAAGTCCGGCAGCAGCGATGACTTAGTAAGCGCAACATTACTTGCGCTTAGAATGATGGCAGTGCTCAAAGACTGGGATCCAAGAATATACAGTACCTTTACACAAGCTGAAGACATAGAAGATTACGAAGCACCTATGCCCATCTTTATAAGCAGTAACTTTTAATTAAGCGGATAAATACATTATGCAAGAATTTGACAAAATAGGCGAAGACCTTTTTAACAAAATTAGAGGTAGATTTCCAGAAGTTACTATTGGTGA